ATTTGCCCTCACTCCTGAACAAACACCAAGCGCAAATCTGTGGAGATTCGAGACCATCACGTCTACCGAAATTATCGACGAAGCACTTCGTGGTGTTGGATTTGCAGGCGAACCCCAAGCTGTGTTTATCGAAGCAGGTGTTGACAATGTCAATAGACTATTCGAGGACAGCCAGCGCTACTTCAATGCCTTTGGCTTCATCGCTTTCTACGGCCCATACGTGGAGAACTCGGCAGGACAATTTGTCTCCCCCTCACCGTATGTGACCGGTATCGCAGCTCGCCGTTACCGCTCTGAAGGATTCCAGTTCCCACCTGCAGGTACCAAGTACCAACTCGCAGACGCTGCTGGCGTTCAAATTTCTGTGAACTCGGCTCAGCAAAACTTGCTCAACCCTGACGGCTGCAATGTTCTTCGTTCCTTGCCAGGGTACCCCAACACTGCGGTGTTTGTCTGGGGTGGCCGCACTCGAATCAAAAAGGCAGTTGCGGATCAGCGTAAGTTCCAATTTGTGAACACTCGTGTGATTCAGAATGTTGTTTACGGTTCTCTTCGCAATGCTTTCGACAACCAGATCTTCTCGGTTGTTGACGGGTTTGGTATTGTGTTCAACCAAATTGTTTCTATTGGGAACAGCGTTCTGAGCCAGCTTTACCTCTCCGGTGCACTCTTCGGTGCGAGACCCTCAGACGCATTCCAAGTGATTTGTGACGAGCGCATTAACAGCGGAGACAACCTCGAGAACGGTGTTGTGTTTGTGAAGGTGTTTGACACCCCCGTACCAACACTGGAAAGAATCGAGGTTGATCTTATTCGCGTCTCTGTTGGCCAAATGAACAGAGAACTTGATTCTCAGGGCCTAGGTTGAAAATGAGTGAGTTAACAGACAAGGAAGTAAATCTACAGATTCCTGACTCACTCTTCCTTTCACTTACAAGAAAAGCAAAACAGCAGGGTGTCTCAATTGAGGCACTCTGTGTTTCTCTACTTGAAGGAGAGCAAGTTTTCGTAGAGCCGTCCCTATACCCCTCAATGGGTAATGGGGACTTACGAGCGGAAATTCAAAAGCTTATGCAAAGCTCTCTACCGAAAGACGAGGTAAATAAGCGAGTGCGGAAGTTAGAAGCACAACTCTTAAGGCTAATACGATGACGGTACCACAAACTTTATCGCCGTCAGTGCGAGGCTTGTCTTACCCGTTGAGGGTGTTGAACGGAAACTTAGCCACAAGTACGGACTATGACTTGAAGACGCAGGAAATTCGAAGTGTCGTTGAAACGAGGTTCTTTGAGCGAGTAATGAGGGCGGACTACGGCGTCGGAGACCACACCCTCGACATAATCGACCCCGGACAAATTAACTCAGAGTTTCAAAATTCGATACAAACCCATGTGTCCGGGTTGTCGTCCCTCGTTGTGAAGGGGGACTGGGTCACATCGGGAGAAGACGGAGTGTATAAAGTGTACATAATTTACCAAATCAACGGGATTCCTCAACCGCCGCTTGAATTCTCCCTCGGAAACTAAGCGGGTAAAACCTATACAGGAAATAAATGCCGAAACCAAACACGTGTGAAAAGAGGTAACTTTGGCAAATAGGTTTAAGACAGCTCCGGTACCGAAGGGGGAGATCTCAAGTTATACGAGCGATCCTTATAACTTATCCAGTATTTACATGTTTGGGAGCTCTTCTCCCTTCACTGGATCCGGAAATAGCATCGTTCGACCAAGTGACGACCTTCTCATCCAGAAGGGAGGGAACCGTGCGCTTTCCGTCTATCAGCGGCTTTTCTTTGACGAGCACGTACAAAGTTCGTTCTCAAAGTTAGTTCAAGAGGTTGTATCGAGACCGTGGTACGTTGAGGAATACAGCTCAAAGCCTGGCGATACTGCAGTAAGGGACTTCGTAGCAGAAATCCTCGAAGAACTACCCTTAGATGAGATATATAAGGGACTTGCTGAAGCTCTTATCGTGGGGTTTAGTGTTGGCGAAATAATGTGGAAGAAATCAAAACGCGGGGTAATACCCTTTGACATTAGAATTAGAGACCAGCGCCGATTTGTTTTCCAAGAAGCGGAAGACTCACAAACAGGCTTCACAATGAGGTGCTTAACCTTCAATCGTATGTTTGAGGGGGTTGAGCTCCCTGCTCGAAAATTCGTCGTAAATCGCTACTGGACTCAGCACAACGGGGACCCATACGGAACTTCGCTAGGGCGAGTTCTTTACCCCCTGGTGAAATTCCGGAGAAGAGCCCTTGAGTCCTACGTTCTCTATGGGGACCGGTATGCGACACCCACAGCTGTTGCGACCGCACCCCTAAGCGCGTCTTCTGCTGAAATTGACACGATCTATGATCATATCTCAAACTTATCTCAGGAAACTGCGCTTATTTTGCCGGAAGGGTACAAGCTTGAGTTTGTTAACCCGAGCGGAACTCCGGATGTGTTTAAGGGACTGATTGACTATATCGACAAGGAAATTAGCCTCATACTTTGCGGGGAAAACGAGGCTGGGCAAGCTGAGTCTGGATCCAGAGCTTCTTCGCAGGTTGCAAACGTTGTTCGAGTTGTGAAGGCAGCGGAAATTTCCGAAGCGATCTCTCACACTCTGACTCGCACTCTGGTACGATGGATTGTAGACCTTAACTTCGGTGTAGACGTTGCAGCGCCAACCCTCACAAGGGAGTTTCGAATTGAGGAGTCTTCCCTCACTGCCACCGACCTGGGTTCCCTTATCGACAAGGGGTACAAACCGCGTAGGGAGTGGGTTGAGAGGCATTTTCGTATTGAGCTTGAAGACGAAGCTCCTGAGTTCATGACGAAAGAGGAAGAAGGGAATACCACCTATAGCCCTGACGAGGACGAGGACCTTTACGGATCTATTTTTGGTGCTGACGGGGAGTACCCCGAAGGAAGTCTGGAGGACGAGCCGGAGGGTGGCGACGAGCCAAAGCCGGAGGAAGAACCATCTGGTGAGCAAACCACGTACAACCCTGAAGAAGACGGAAACCTTTACGACTCAGTGTTCGGGAATGACTTAGAACCCGCTGAAGAAGGCGAAAAGAAGGGTAAAAACGTGTATGAGTACAACGAGTAGCAAAGTGTTTTCAAAACGTGTTCATGTTTTTACGGCGGGACCCCAGGTTTCTGCCCAGGGCGTAGAAAGGGACTTCACACCCCAAGACCTTCAGCAAGTTGTTGATTCCTACGACCCCCAAACACATGAGGCACCCCTTGTTATTGGTCATACTGGGGACAACGACAGTGTTCCTTCTTTTGGGTGGGTCAAAAAGTTGGTCAGAAGCGGAGAGAAGCTATACGCAGACGTTGACTTCACTGACACTGCTAAAGATTTAGTGAAAAAAGGGCATTACCGCAAAGTCTCCATATCCTTCTACTCTCCAAACTCTCCAATTAACCCGCATGAGGGACAGTGGAGCGTTCGGCACTTGGCACTTTTGGGAGCGTCGCCCCCTGCGGTTAAGGGCCTGGAGCCTTTCTCGTTCTCTGAGGAAGGTGACGGAGTGTTCAACTTCGCTTCAGCCCTCTCTCCCGAAGACATCTTTGACGATGAGCTCGGCCCCACACTTCTTGTTGAGCGAGGCCCGTTGGAAATCCTAAAGGAAAAGCTTGAGGAAATTCGTGGAGACATGAGTTCTTCTCTTCAAGAGCTACAAGAAAACCAAGACGATCAGACTGAAACAGACGTCGATTCGACACAAACTACAAATTCGGCGGATGAAAGTACCGCCCCCGAAAACCCTAACCAGCAATTTTCCGAAATGAAAAAGAAAATGGGGCGTGAAGGAGCTGAAGTCTCCGAATCCGCTCAAAGTCTAGCAAACATGGAAGACAAATTTCCAGAAGAGAAGTTCGACGAAGGAGTCTCTCGCAAAGTTGCGAAAGGGGCTCACGGCCACCACGTACAAGTTGTGGAAGAGGTTTTTGAAGAGGGCGATGAAGAACTCTCGGACGAACACCGTGAGATTCCCGCTGCTTTCAAGAAAAATATCGCTAAGGTGAAGGCTAAGAACAAAGCCACCGATGATGGTGACGAAGGCGACGAAGATGAACTTTCCGAGGAACACGGAGAAGTTCCTGCGGCATTCAAGAAAAATATCGCTAAGATGAAGGCCAAGAGCGCGAAAGTGGAAGAGTCTGACGAGGAAGACTCTGAGGGCGACTACGCTGAGGTAGGCTACAAAACATCTGCAAATCGGAAGGCATCGTTTGGAAAACGTGCTGAGAAGGATCCAGGGGATCCAGCTGGTCGTTCTAAAACAGCACGGTCATCCGACGATAGCTACGGGGACCGTCAGTCGGTTGGACAAGGGGGTGAGGAAGACCGCGAAGGTTTGACTTCAGACGTGGCGCAAGACACGGACCGTTTAAACACTGCTAAGGACGGTGACCAGGAGCAAGACCGAGAAGAGCTGGCGAAGGCACTCGACGGTGAAGGGGACGAAGATTCCCGTTGGGCTGACCAACCTGAGGGTCGCCGCCGTTCAATGGAAGACGACCAGTACAACGATGGTGAGTACGGACTTCCAGGAAGAAACAAACCGGGAACCTCCGATGGAAACGACCCCCACGGTCGCGACGGCGGGCCAACAACCGTCTCTGAGGACTCTGAGGAAGAGCCCGACACCGAGGACATTGCTGTGCCACTTCAGAGCACCAAGGGCAACAAAGTTTCTCGCGTTCTTCACCAAACCTCCGGACAAAAGAGGGCGTCGGTCAAAGGTAAGGAAATTGCGGATCACAGCGAAGAGTCCGACGGTGTTACACGAACTGCGAAAAGGGCAGGTGTTTCTGCGGGGAACGACCCCCACGGTCGCGAAGACGGACCCACAAACTTCCCAGACCGGTCCGAGGAAGAGCCGGACGACCTCGACATTGCTGTCGACCTGGAAAATGTAGTGGGTAATCGCAAAGTTCGTGTGCTGCGTCAGAGATCGGGTGAAAAGCCTTCGATTGACCACGCTGAAGAAGACGATCTTGACGTTGAGGAGTGTGAGTCCACTGGGAGAGTTTCTCGCAAGTTTGCAGAACGCGATCCAATGACTCGAACCGGGAAAGGCTCCACTTATGGGCAGAAGCGTCCCGTTATGGAAGAGGATCCGGACGAGGATGGCGACCGTGACGACAACGAATTCGCTGAAACTGACGACTTCTGTGGAATGGGGTCAATGGGCCAGGCTAAGCCTATGGGTTATCCCACCCAAATGTTCGAAGAGTTCCAACGCGAGCTGGAAAATCTTAAGAGCGAAAATTCTCGCCTGAAGAAAGAGTACCAGGAGCATCAGACCAGAACACGTAAGCAACGCATCGCCGACTTTGTTGACAGCCTGTACACTGAAGGAAAAATGACTGACGGGGTAATTCCTCAGAGAGAGCTTCAAAACTACTGCGAAGGTCTTGAGTTCGGTACACTTGACTTCGCAGAAGGAGAAACTCCAACGACCAAGTTGTTTGCGCTGCTTGAGCGTTTGCCCAACATGGTTCACTTCGGTGAAGTTGTCGCAGAGGGACGTTTCAGTGACCCTGAAGATGACGAAGATCTAGACCCCCATTCTCGTGCAATGAAGATGGTTCAGGCTGGAGAGTGCGACTATGTCGAGGCAATTAAGCGTTCCATTCCTTGGGGAGGTCGGGGCTGATAGCTCCGAGACTTCTGCTCAGAGTGGAACTATGGACCTTCTAACTTTGGTCGGGCAGGTAACAAAAAAGCGAGCGGACTACTTCTCTCAAGCCGAGGTCTTAGCTCGCAAAGCGAAAACACAAGAGAAGCTGGAAAGTCTCATGACAAACCAGTCGAAAGTTCTTGTGAAGGCTTTGCGAGACAAGGACATTCGCTGGGAGGAGTACTCTCGAACTTTGATTGATAAGACACTGTCTGCAGCCCTCGCTGCCGTTCACCTAGGGGCAGGAAAAGCCTCGCCACAAGCAAAAGTCGAACGGGCATGGGGCACTGTAACCGGGCAAATGCTCCCACCTTTGTTGGAATTCTTGAGCCAAACCGAACTAGCACTAAACGACGGATCCCTAATGCTCGGCGACGACCGCATAAATTTCTCGGAAATTGATCTTGAAGATATGTACGAAGGGGGCGAAGAGGTACTTCCACCGAAGCCGAAAATGTCTTGGCTGAGCCTTGTTACCAGAGTCGTTCGCTACCTTGCAAACCCTTCCTACTCATTTTTCAACCTTGGTGACTCCTACGTGAAACAAGAGCAGGGTTACCGGGAGATGCGACGAGTGCCAGTGTTGGACACGAGAACTTGTCCTGACTGCATAAAGTTTGGGGAGAAGGGGTGGCAGCCCTTTGGAACCCTGCCGATGCCGGGGCAAGAGTGCCGGTGCTACGATCGCTGCCGCTGCCGAATCGACTACCGTTGACGAACACACACTAACCCACTAACATACCATTATGGCTATTCTAAAACCAGTTGTTGAATCCCAAGTAGAAATTTCACTGTCTCGAGACGACGGGAGTATGCGTTATGACCGGTCTTTCACAGCAATATCCGAGCTAATTGCTCACAGATTTGGAGCAGAAGTTACTTACGACCCTATAACGATTGAGTCAGTCTTTGATCCTATTTTTCACAAAGATCTTCTTGCGTACTGCGTAGACGCTTTCAAAAACCCTGAAAAGCATGGGGAAACCTTCACGCTTGTTCTATCAATGCGTCATTCCCACGGAAGTGAACAAGGGACGCGAGCTCAGTACGAAATTACCGGTTGTCAGCTGATTGGGTTTTCCTTCCCTAAGTTCGACCGAAATGTCGGAGATGCGGCTAAGTTCAAACTATGCTTTAGACCCTCTGGATTGTCAAAACTTCTTACCTGAAGCAGGGTAAAACCTGAATAACTAAGCTAGGTGAAAAACAAGTCCTAGAGGAAACAACAAAACCAATAACCCTTTGAAAATATCAAAATGTCTTTGAACATCGCACCAGTTTACGGTAAGCAATTCATTCGTTACGCGGAGACTTTCACCGCTGCTACTGACAACCAAGGTGGAACGGCTGGAGTCGTTGAAATTCCTGAGTTTGCAGTTGTTGCTTACGCAACCTATGCCGGAGCAAACAAAGTTTGCGCCCCTGGCAACCTAACCGCGTTTGATGGGAAGATTGTAGGTGTGAACCAGGCCTACATTCCCACAGCCCTGTCTCAACCTCGCACCGCTCGTCAAGCTTCTGTGGCCACCAGTGGCTCCTTGCTTGTTGAAGTGAGTGCCAGCGCCGTGGCCCCCTTCGTACTCAACGCCCAGCTTTCAGTTGGTGCTGACGGCAAGGCGCTACCCACTGCGAATACCGGGACCAACGTCACTCTTGACGGTACTATCCCGCTCATTCGTGAAATCGTGCGAATCGGCGGTCGCACTGTCTTGCTGGTTTCATTCGCCTGAGAAAAGCTGACGCATTTCGGTGCGTTTTCACTAAGAGCCTTCAACTTTCGAGTTGGGGGCTTTTTTCGTGAAAAAGAAGGGTATAACTACAGTGACCCCAAAGTTTTAGGACTCGCGGGTCGGATTGCTTCGGCAATCTTTGAAGTCAACTTTACACACAAGGAAACATCTATTATGATGAATCATAAAGGTTCCACTCAGAGGTGACTCTGATTGAAAATCGGGTGAATTGCTGGGACACCTTAGTTTTGCTTTTGCAAAACAGGCAATCAGCAGCCAAGGCCCCTAGGGATAGGGGCAAGGTTCAACGACTAGGATAAGTAATCTAGAACAGAAGAAAGTCCCAAGAGCGCCCGACTCTTTGCTCAGGCAAAGATGATGATATAGTCTGAACTTTACAGAAATGTAGAGAAGTAAAGGATAAAGAGCCTTTACGATAACAAGTTGCTACAACAGACCTATGCAGGGGTCGATCCCATTTTTTAGAGTGGCTTTGTTTTAACAAAGAAAATCCGGTGAATTGCTGGGACACCTTAGTTTTGCTTTTGCAAAATAGGCAATCAGCAGCCAAGTTTACTTAGGGTCTTTACTAGCTATAGTAGAGTTAGGTAAAAAGGTTCAACGACTAGAAGATGACTGACCCAAGAATAACTCTTCCACGAGCGCCGGGACTCACTAGTTACAGACAACTAAACAGATACTTTTTCTTCTTAGAAAAATTCGGTTCCCTCGAAAAGTTTAAATGCTGTCACGAACACCACATCCACCCAACTAAAATGGGAGGAAGTGATGCCAAAGTGAACTTAATTTACCTTACACCCAGGGCCCATTACATCGCCCATCAGCTCCTCTTTAGAGCATTTACGGGAAACCAACAAGCCCAACGGGCTGCTTGGCTTATGTCCCACACGATTGACGAAGCTTTCGTCAATTCTAGGGTGTATGAGTTTCTAAAAAATAACTACATTTTTTCTGAAGAGACCCGTAATAAACTTTCTGAAGCAGGTAGGAATAGGAAACTTAGTTTCGAGTCCAGAGAAAAAATCTCTAACTCAAACAAAGAAACCTACAGAAACACCTCTAAAGAAGTTCTACTAGAGAGAATTGAAAGGATGAGGGAGACTAAGAGAGGTACCCCGTGGAATGAGAGTCATAGAAACTCTATCCCCCCTTCTCTTCCTAGGGGGAGAGATCACTGGAGACTAAAAGATAGTCCATTATGGGGTGTATCCGATGAAATACTCAAAGTATGGCTAGAGAATGGTAAACCATCTTATGTTATGCTTTGTAGATTGTTAGGAATCCCCAAAACTAAATCTGTTATGTCTGTAATAAAGAGTATGATATAGTCTGAACTCTTTGGAAACAAGGAGAAGTAGAGGATAAAGAGCCTTTACGATAACAAATGTCTTACAACCCTTGCACAAGGTTTTATGCTTCCGTCAACAAATATTGCGAATTTTATCGCACCGGTTGTTGACACTCCTACCAGAGCTGGGAGAATTCTCAGATTTGGGAAGGAACAGTTTGCTATAAACGATTTCCGTCGTGCTTACGGAACTAACATCCCATACGTCCAAAGCCGCTACGACTCTGAGCCTTATGCTCTAGAGCAGGAAGTGGTCGCCTGGGAATTGCCTGAAGAGGTTGAATCAATAGCCTCCATCAGTTGAGAAACTGAAAGAAAAACTGGGTGAATTGCTGGGAAGCCTACGGCTTCAAACGAGAGTTTGAAACTATGGTAATCAGCAGCGAAGCGTTTTCGGGAGAAAACGAACGTTCAACGACTAACAGCATACCACTAGAACAGTGATGAAGCTGACAAGAGCGCCTAGCACCCTAACAAGGGTGAAGATATAGTCTGAACTTTCTGGAAACAGAAAGAAGTAAAGGATAAAGAGCCTTTACGATAACAGTATTGAATTGAAAACGCTGGCGAGGGTTGTTTGGCTCTTGCTGTGGCAGCTTAACCACAAATTAACTGGGTGAATTGCTGGGATCCCTGAATTTCCATTAAAGAAACAGGCAATCAGCAGCCAAGTTTACTACGTCGAGAAGTCACTATGATTTCTGTGGTGAAAAGGTTCAACGACTAGACGATGAGTTTCGACAACAATAACTCGTCCACGAGCGCCCAGAGCAACATAACGTGCCATTACCGTAACAAATACGAAAAGTGGTACTGGACTTTAATCAACAAGTTTGAAAATAGAGACTACCTTCCAAAAAAGTTCGAAAATCACCACCCGGTACCAAAAGAGATCTGGCCCAAAGACTGGGATAGTCGTGAGATTATAACCACTGTTGGAGTTAGTGTGAGGGAGCACTTCATACTACACCTACTACTAACCAAAGTGGGATTCAGCCACTCTTCCCTTATCAGATTTCTAAAAGGTTTTCGAAGGGGCCAACAAAGGGGCTTACACGCTACCAACTTAAAAAAGTTGTGGGATCGCTACCAGTTTAAGGGAGACAATCTTCCGGATAAACCTTGGGAGCACAGCTACAGGGAAGATTTAAGTTTTCTCGACCTTTGGGTAGACGCTGACTACTTTTATTGGGTGTGGTTGAACATACTTCCTACCCCCCTGGGGAAAGGATCCGGCTACCCCGGAAACGGCTATCGAAATCTGTCGAAAGCGGTTGGAGTTAAACCCACAAAGTCGATCAGAAGGATGGTAATCTATTTCAAGGCAGGATGGGATCCCTTAAAGGACCCAAGTTGGTTAGATTTCGTTGCTAAGATATAGTCTGAACTTTCTGGAAACAGAAAGAAGTAAAGGATAAAGAGCCTTTACGATAACAATTTGCCTGCACAAGTAGATCTTCGTGCGATTGAAACAAGGAATGCGATGTCGAGGCTAAACACATTGGCCCTATGAGCTTAAGCTCATTTAGAAAATTGGGTGAATTGCTGGGAAACCTGACGGTTTCAGGAATGACTTCTCTGAAACACAAGGCAATCAGCAGCCAAGTTTACTACGTCGAGAAATCGCTATGATTTCTGTGGTGAAAAGGTTCAACGACTAGACGATGAGTTTCGACAACAATAACTCGTCCACGAGCGCCCAACTCTTTGCTTAGGCAAAGATGATGATATAGTCTGAGCTTCATGGAAACATGAAGATGTGGGGGATAAAAAGCCTTCACGATAACACAATGAATGAACAGCTACGAGTACACCGTTGCTCAAGCTGTTTCCGTCACCGCGACTTACAACCCTTACGAGCCCTATAACGGAACCGCAGGTTCCCAGACCGGACTCGGTTTCACAACCTGGACAAACTTCAAGACAGCTTACGGCTCCGTTGCTGGAGACGCCGCCTGGTCTGGTGCTACTTCTAACCCAATTGAAGACATCCTAACCCTCAAGCGTGCAGTCGCCAACCAAATCGGTATCCGTCCAAACTCCGCAGTCGTCGGTTCTTCCGTGTTTGACCTCTTGCTGACCAACGAGAAGATCCTTGATCGTACCAAGTACACATCTGCAGACAGCGTCGACACTGACGTCATTGCTCGCTACTTCAGTCTTGAGCGTGGCCTACGTGTTGCCGAAGGTCGTTACTTAGCGCAAGATGGAACCCTACAGCCGGTATTCCCAGCTAACGGTATCCTTCTGTTCTACAGCCCTAACGGTCCTTCTGATTCCATCATGCCTGCTGGTGGTGCGAATGCTGCGACTCCTGCCTTCTCTTACACATATCAGCTCACAGGCACCCCCGCCGTCCGTCCCGAATACTACATTCGTGAACGTCGCGTTGTGCGTGCTGAAATCACAATTGAACGTGTGGTTAACCTGGTTGGCCTCGGCGCAACTGGTCTTATCGGTTCTGGCGCTATGATCACCAACATCCTATCCTGATAAGGGAAGGTACTAAGGAGGTGACCCAATGGCAATTCTCAGACCGATTACAAAGTCTCAGTACGAAGTTAGCTTCGTAGCTCCTGACGGACCCACACTAATCGCCACGTTTACAAAATTCAGCGGAATCAAAGATTCCTCAAGTAGCAGTGACTACGCCAATGGTACTGGTAACCGTATTTACAAAGTTGTAGGCCCCAAAAAGGTAGACAACATCTCCCTTTCTGCTCCGTACGATCCCACGATCTTCAAGCAGTTGGAAATTTACTGGTTGCAGTATAATTGCAGAGAAATCACAGTTACAGTCACTCCGAAGGACTGTGTTGGAAACGGATCAGCCCCCGCTGGCGGCCAATACACTTGCTACGGATGTCAGTTCATGTCTCTTAATACCGCCGATGTTGACCGTGAAAGCGGCAATGTTCAGGAAATTGAGATTCAACTAACCGTGAACTCTTGGGACCGAACCTGATTCTCAACTCGAAAAGCCCCCTAACCGGGGCTTTTTTTGTGCCTACAAGAGGGTAAAACCTCTGTAAGAACGAACCTTAAGAAGAAATGGCCAAAACTCTGTTTTCAAGTGGCGTTGTCGTAACAAGCGAGTGGCTAAATGGTGCAAGGAACATTGTTTTCGACGGCCAAGACCTTGACTGGCACTACGACCCCTTGGGTCTCGACGACCTTGAAAAAACAGGGCCCACAGGCTTAGACAGCCGCTACGTCACACTAACCACTGAGCAACCCACGTTGTCTGGCACCGGCCTACTTCTGTCGGGTACTCCGGTTTCCGGTTCAAAAGTTGTCACAGGGTACTGGGGGTTCGGCTTTGACCCTGCTTCAAACCCCACTCTCACTCAGAACTACAACAAGGCCCCGCGAAGTTTTCTAACAAACCTTAAGTATAGCAACGCCAACGGCATCAGCCCTTCCTCGGCTAGCCAGAAATTCGCAGCGTTAGCAGACGCAGACTTGGTAACGAAAAAAGTATTGTCCGACCAGCTCAACGCTCTTGTGGTGGATAACGGTACATACTGAACGGAGAATCTAAATGCCACGTTATTCACCGCTACCGTCGGTTTCCATTGACCCGCGCAATGAAGCTGACTTGGTCCAAGCAGCGGCTCAAACCGTTTACGAAGCGTCCAACAAAACCCTGAACGACTTCAGTGCGGGAAACCCCCTAGCAGTCCTCCTTGAGGGGCAAGCTTTTGCTCAGGGAGAATTCTTGTACTGGGCCAACCAGCTCCCTGACAAAATCCTCATCGAGTGGATCGGACCCTTCTTAGGTGCCATGAGAAGGCTTGGGACAACCTCAACAGCTGAGCTGGTAATTTCGGTCCCGCCAACAAAGAGCTCCACGGTTATTCCCGCAGGGTCCCTATTCTCTACGAACCCTCAGCTAACAGCAGGAGAAAGCTACGAGTTTGTTACAAGTTCCGACCTGGTGATTCCGCCTGGAGACCTCACCGGTAGAGTCCCAGTTTACTCAAAGTTTGTAGGATCCGCCTATAACGTTCCCGCAAACTCAATCACCGGAACTTCAAACACAGGAACACTCAACTTATCCGCAACAAACCCTCAACCGTCTGTCGGCGGAAGTGACGTCGAGACTTTTCAGGAAGTTCAGGAAAGGTTCTTCACTCTAATTCGCAGGAGAAACCCCGTCAGTGGGTCCGACTGGCAAGATTTTTTCACTGACTTGTATGGCATAGGCACTTTGACATCTGTCCAGCCGAACCGCTCCAGCTTCTACGGATACAACTACACACAAGACTACCTTCGCCCCAATGGGCAGGTGTCTTTTTTCGTGCTTGGGCCAAACGGTCAAGAACTTACAACTCAGCAACTGTCGCTGGGCCAAAACGCAGTAAATTTCTCTGTCCCGATTGAGAATCAAGGACACTTGTTCCCCATTACGCTCAGCCAAGTTCAATACAACTTAACCGTAGAAGTAGACTCCAACGGGACTTTCGGGTCAAACTTTAAGGAGTCTGCACTCAATTTTCGAGACCGTCTCTTCTCAGTCTTCACTCCTGGGCAAGTTTTTCCTGCGAACGTGACTCCGACTGTGAGCGACATCGACGCAGCGTTCTACGCAACTTTCGACACGAACACAAGGTTCAAAGATCCATCTGTAAAAGTATCGACCGCTTACAACACTCCGAACTCTCTCAATAAGGACGCGTCGGTATACACAAACATCTACGATTTTTCCGCGTCTGACAACCTGCTGGAAGAGGGTAACCTTATACTCGTCAATAGCCCCGCACCAACCTTCTACCCGGTAGAGTCAAATTTTACACCCTACTCTTCGAACAAGAAAGATCAGACGGTTTACGGTAACCTTACGCTTAAACAGATTAGACCGCTAACCTCCGGGTCCTACTCCGTTGGTGACATAGTATATCATGATGGATCCGGGGATCTAGCCCAGCAAGGGTTGCATATTGTCCTGGAAAACATAAGCATCGGATCTTCTTCCGCTGTTTCTTCGTACATTCTGAACGGGAAGATCTCCGCAGTGAAAACCTTTTCGCCGTGGGAAATTGGAAACTCTTTCACATATTCCTCTGGCGGTACACTAGACCCTGAAATTGTGGAGTATGACTACTCCTCAGGAGAGTTCGTTCCTCAAAGTCCCTCTGCAGTACCCTTAAATAGCCGTGCAGGAGGATTTGCCTGGCTAGTTTCAAAAAACTTTACACTCAACCCGTCCACCAACGATATTACTGGTGCTCAGGCAGAGTTTTTAGTCGGGCTTCCCGTGGTTCCTGCTCAGCTCACTGAAGGGTTGTCCTATGCCCAAGGAACGTGGGTTTCCACTCCCCAAGTGGGGGGAGGGCCCAATCCCGTTGTTGACCCTTACTACAACTACGTTGACTTAACAAAAGGCGCAATTGTGAAGTATGCCCGTGTCAATGCAGGCTTCACCTTTAACCCAAACCAGCTACCCATTAAGGAGTACTTTAGTAATCTTGTTGACAAGGGAATCCTATCTGAGACTCTCGTGTTCGACGGGAACGGTGGATTACCTTTGTACAAGTATAAAGCTCGGTTCAAGCCAGGGCAGTACCTGTTGTATAAGGAAACTTCATCTTCTTCAGCCACTTACTACGTTGCGTCTTCGCACTTCACCCCCAGTAGCACCAACATACAAGATTTGCTTAGCGAGGGTGTGGTTTACAACCTTGCTCCTAACCCTGCGCTTCAAACTCAGCTAGCTTCAGAACTAACGAACAACCCGCTCCTGCGAAAATTTGACAGAATGTTCACCTTTTTTCAGGGTGATCGCACGTTCTTTCGAGAAGGTTCCGATGTGCAATCCTACACCGCCACCTCCGCAGTCACCCCCCTATTTGACTTTAGCATATATCTGAATAACGGCGTGTTCGTAAAGTCCGAGGAATTCGGCCCATCCCTTCTCCCCGTAGACGACTACATTCCTTACTTCAACCCTGCTTACTTAAACGCCACGGAAGACACGATCTTGAGTGAAGACGGTCGGAACTATTACAGAGTCATGAAGTCATTCACACCCCAGAAAACAGTGACGAACTGGTCCGGCCTGCCCGCAGACAACACCGCGAGGTACGAAGAGTACGCGGGCAACTTACTACGGTACGTAGTTTCCTATCGCTGTGAAGAGCCGGTGCTGTCCCAGTACGGTGTGGAAACATCTTCAATTAAGCTTGGATCCTGCCAAATAACTGTTGTTCCTCGGAACTCCGGAAGGAACTTTAGCTCGTCACCAAGTTTAGCATACGTGTGGGAAAACACCTCAACCTTGAGTCAAATTCCTGACTTATCCTGGTACACGGGAACAACTTTTGCGCTTAGCCCGCCGAACTACGGGGAGGGGACGTTAGCACTATGAGTCAGAATCTGGTCGCATTGAACGGGGGGACTGCGCAAATTGAAACATCTTCCACTTTCGAGCAGGGTGTGAACCTTTCCCCCCAGTACGTGAATGCGCTTAAACTCCACCCCCACCCCACTGAGTGGGTTGAAAACGGGAGGCCAATCTACGCACGTTTACCGTCGGCTTCGCAGCTTTACAAACTGGACTTCGGACTCGAGGACGAGTTTGCCTACACTTACCTTCCCGTGAGCGATGGCCGCACGGGAACAGGGTCGCTTCAGGTTCAGTCTTCCGGGGAGAACAAGTTCCTGACAGTTCAGTCCGGAGTTGTGGTTTGGAAGTATGGGAGCTTAACGGTTGACCCTGTTATCATAAGCTTGGAAGAAATGGAAATGGTAAGTACGAAGTATCTTCTGGCCTACCAACTTTATTACGACGACTCACCCTTTGTCGCTGAGTACTCTGTCAATAAATTTTCCTTATCTGGATACGACATAAGAGTAGAAAGTAGCACAGATGCTGTGCCAGGGTGGAGGTACAGTCCCGCTTTTGCTTTCACAGATCTTGAGTCTCAAGCGTGGAGAAACTTTGACGGTGTATTTCCGTCTTACGCGGGGCAAGCCTACCTGTCGTGGCAAAGCCCGCACCCCGCCGCTTACACCGAAGTTGAACTACGGTGCCCCGATGGCTCCTCGGTAACAGGCTCAGCGTCGCTTTATGTGTCGTCCAGCCCCCCCGAAAACGACGACGACCCCTACTGCTCAGATCCGGTATGGATCTTACAAGGTGCTTCCAATGTTGCTTCCGACGCTAACGGGCAGTACTTCAAGTTTTCAATTCCTGAACCCTCGTACAACCATGGGTGGAAAGTAGTATGGACGGATACCAAAGTGGCGATCAATCGGGTGCTTGTGAGTGGTACCCTGTCCTTGCTTAGAAAGCCCGCAGCAGCAACCTCCGTCATCAACCTAGTTGCTTATCCTGAAAACAGCGTACCGAAAACCGTCAGGAACAGCACAGGAAAGGAAGTACCGGTTACTCTGTGCAAACTGGCCTACGTGAGTATTGACGGGGCTTACCGTGTTGAAAAGATCACAGACCTGAGAGAGGTGGTTCACACAGACCACCAGCCCCTGGCTGATTGGCTTACACGTGCCCTGGATACAAATCTTATCAACCTGTTCTCGCAGGTGAACGGGTACTCGTCTTTGTGGATGAGCCCGCAAAACTGCATGAGACACGAATACGCCACTTTGCAGAACAATCTTGTAGCAGTGAAGGAGTGAGATGACCGACTTAAACCCCTCGTTCAGTATTAGTGACTTTGAGGACTACGGTACCACAAACCTTTACCTAACTGCCGAGCAACTTAACTCAGTGGCTCTAACCGAGAGCCGTGTAAACGACCAGCTTGACTGGCTCGCCCAGCTTTTGGGCTGGAGTGGTCCTGAATACTGGGCCAATCTTGCCTCAACAGTGACCCAAAAGCGAAACCTTTTGACGGGATCCTTCGGTGTGTACGACAGGTACATTCACCCAGAAGTTGTCGAAGTTCGCAACTGTAACGGCACAGTAATTATAAAGGCAGACCCAAGGATACAAGTCGGTCAGACCTTTTACTTAGGGGACTTCTCGTACTTGCTGAAGGAAGTGTCTCAAGCTGGGGCCAACTATGCTCTAACTTTCGAAGGTTTGGGGGGACAGTTCTTCACTGACCTTTCAGAAAATAAGCAGCTCAAGGTGATGGCCCCTGGCGATTTGCCCAGCCCATTTTTTCGCCCCGAGCCTGGCTCGACCGCTGACGCTTCCTTCCTTTGCGAAGTCCAGGGGTCCGACCTTGTCCTGTTCCCGAAGTACAACACAGCGAGGACAATACCTTACAAGTTTAACACATTTTTAGCGGGTGCACGGTACTTTTTCAGCCTCCCTGTAACTTTCACCACCTCTTCAGTATCAATTGACCCGACCTACGACTTTTCGAGGGAGAGTTGGTACCTTGATATTCCCTCAGATCTTTCCTCTAACGGGTTCGGTCTCGAAGGGGAGCTAACGTACGAAAGTTCCACCTTGCGAGTGAGGGTATCCCCTTGGTCAAACCCTTCTGACTGGGCCACTCGAGAAAAGATCGATAACTTTTACGGAGTATGGTCGAACAAAGGTGGAAGGTTGCCCTTTAACTTTGTTTTTGATGCCCTAGGTATCCACGGGTTTAACGAAAAGGTCTCTGTCCATACGAGCGATGTTGACAAGTACGTAAGTTTTTACGATGTCTTGGCTTACATAGAAAGTGAGAACGGTGGGCCAGTTCCTGACTTCGGGAGCTTTGGCGCAGCTGTAATTCACTGTGACGGAGAGAGGGTCTTTGAAGGAGTTTCTCACGTCTCAGACAACTTTCAGTTTCTGTACGATATTGACTCCCCGTCTCAAACTTTTCGCTTTGTTTACACACCCTTGACTTACACAGGATCTGTGGTAGGCCCCGTAATAAGCATATCTGACTCGCTAGCATCGAGCTTCAACTGCAAAATATCCGACCTCGTACTCAGTGGCCGCACTCACTACATGTCTCCGAATGTGGAAGATAGCGGGACCCTCTTAAGGCCATGGAAAAGTGAAGCTTTGCAGGTAATTAACTCTCCGAGCGATCTTGAGCTTCTTCGGAGCCCTAACTCTCTTCGGGCCGACACAAACCACGGGCCTAGTGACTCGAACTGGGAGCGGTACTTTGTGCGCCTTCCACCTGAGTATGGAAGAAACGATAGTACATGGCAAAAGGTAAACCTTGTGTGCAAGAATTTCGGGTACTGGGGCTCGTCACTCAACCCTGAGAAGATGTCATGCCCCCCGGAACAGTCGGAGCCACTTGTGTACGAACAAGTGGTTTTGTACGGTGGTGAAAAAGGGTTGATACCGTTTTTGTACTCGGAACCTTACCTATTCTCAGACATTTTGTACGGCCAAGGGACGTCGGACGACTACGACAATTCGGATATTGCCCCTGGTTTTGACACTCCCTACGACGACTTTGATGAGGC